GTGACATGAACCGTTACGCTTTGCTGCTCCGAGAAGAGATTCGTACGGCGTTAGGAGGCGTGGACGAGATCTCAGTTTCTGCCGGTGCCACCGCAACTGAAATCAAGGGTTTGATGGGTCGTGCTCAAGCCACTGCTCTCCGAAAGAATAAGAGTTTTCTTACATATGGCTTTTGTAAGCTGTTAGAACTTATCCTGTACCATCAAGAGCAGGTATTTAGAGAGAGCTTTGCGCAGGCGAAGAAAATGGTTCCTCCGAAACCTCCAGAAGAGACGGATGAGGAAACGTTACTGGATTTTCGTGTCAAGGTCGCGAAATATGATGTCAAGGTTGACCAGGCTATTCAGGAAGCGATAAATAAACAGAAGTTTCCACCTGGCGTAATAGGTCTTCCTCCTGATGGTGATCGCTCTGTTACATACAGATTTCAGGGTGATGTCTACGAAGATACAGCGTATGACATTAACCAAAAGTCTATCGTTGTGCGTAACCTTCAAGAATTAGGTGTAGATAGCGTAGAAGCTCTCAAGTATCTCTTTCCTGATAAAACGGATGCAGAGCGAGCAGAGATGCTGAAAGGATTTCCTTTCAGGATGGTTCAGCAAACACAGGGCGCATTCTCCCAGTTGCTATTATTATTGAACCAGATGTTGCAGACGCCTCATCCGTTAGCCCCAGATCAGCCTCTAGCTGCTGATCCAAGGTTAAACATCACGGCCCTGTTCTACAGGACTTTCGACCATTTAGCTCAAGAACTTACTTATTCGGGCAGCTATGAGCCAGCAGATCCAAGCTTCGATCCCGAGCCCGGTTTCCTCGGCGGTAGCAGCCCCACAGGCAGCTCCGTCAGCGGACCAGGGTTCAACCGCCTATCCCCAGTGGGTGGCTACCCAGGCTTCACCAACGGTAGCTACGCCCCAACAGCCGCAGCAGGGAATACCGGCTACGGCCCCTTCTATCAACAACCCGTACAGCCAGTCTCCGTCAGTCTCCTCCCCGAGCAATCCGTGGGAGTCAGCGATGGGCAGCCTGGAGCGGGTTATCTCCAGAATCAACTCCCCGTCCCCCAGCCAGACAGCACAGTATCCCGTGCCCCAGGCGGTGCAGGGTATAGCACAGAGCAATCTAGATTCACTGGCCCAACCGGCCCAGTATCCGGCAGCCCTGGCTCCGCAGATCTCGTCTACCAGCGCTTATCCGACCCAGGGTTCCTCTCCGACTTCTACGGCACCGGAACTAAGCGCAGAAACAGCCGCCGTCGTTAATCACTTCGGTCTTGAGGCCCCTGGCATTCTCAACCAGTACGCAACTACTCTTGAGGATGCAATGATCGAGCAGCAATCTGTTCTTGAGGCGACTCAAAACAGAGCTGCTGCCATGGAGTTGATTCTGACGGACGGTGATCAGCTCGCTGATTACACGAATCGTTTCTTCAGCGAAGTCGAGCCTATCGACACGATGACTGAAGAAGGTTACTTCGATGATGACGGCGATTTCTGGAGCAACGAGGAGCTTGAGCAAGCTCGGCAACAGCTAGAAGTCGAAGATATGCAGCAGATGGGAGTGAATCCTTATCAGCAGCAGTATGACCAAGTACCCGCTATCCCCGCTGCTAATGCCGGAAGCGAAAGAATGGTCGATCCTCAGCTTCAGTGGGAAGGCTTCAAGAACGTGATGGATCAGAGCCCAGATCAGGCTTATCGTTACCTGTCGAACATGTCGAATGATGCCATGCGGTCTAAGCTCCTGTTTATGGATCAAGGCTGAAAAGCCTGATTCTCGGAGGTCGGCTACTTCCCCTTCCCTTCTGGGGAGGGGCTTTTTAATGGAGTGAACACCATGCCTTTTAAAAGCAAAGCGCAACGACGCTTCTTCTACGCAGCAGCCGAGCGTGGTGACATACCAAAGTCTAAGGTTAAGGAATATGAAGAAAAGACCAGAGGTGGTTTACCGGAAAAAGTCTCCAAAAAGAATCCGAAGTCTAAAGCTAAGGATTATGCTAGGAAGCAGATGAGCCGCAAAGATGCCTAATTCACTTGGAAGAGACCGTCGTCGTCGTTCTGATGGTGCTGAATCAGCGGCTAAGAAGGAGATAGATGATCTCAAACAGGAGTTGTCTGATCTTCGTAAGCTTTATATGCAGGATATGGCAAATGTCAGTAGTGACATGAGGACTCTTGTGAGTCAACTGCAAGCTTCTAAGTCATCAGATACACCTGCAGAGGACAACCAACCTTCCTGATTTTTTGACCGCAGTCTATGCAGCAACAACCTTTCTTGAAGGGTTACTTCTCACTTATTATGTTGAGGTAGTTCTTCGGAGGTCAACGCTTTGTTCGTTGATAATGATTTTCCGAAGCTGCTTGGTGCCGAACTGTATCGTCCCCACCCCGCTTATGTGGTGGAGATGGCAGCCGAACCCGTGGTTGTTCACGACTTTTCGAAGCAACCAGGGCAGACTGTCCAACTTGATAGATACCGCTTCTGGGGCAATCCTGGCTCTAAAGAGTCAAGAGAGCGTACCGCCGAGCAGACTATCGGAACTGCTAATAGCCGGAACATCGTCAAGGACAAAGTTCTGGTGACTCTTCGTGAGTACACCGGACCTGCTGATCCTTCCGATCCGACTCAACCGAGCACTTTTAAGATTGCTCGCGAAACGCTAATCACCGCCCAACGTATGCTGTTGGATACCGGCAATCTGTCGGCTTTCCACCAAAGCATCGGCTCTCTCACCCTTCTGGATGACTACAGAAGATGGAGAGACCGGGTAATGATCAACGAACTGCTGAAAGCAGTTTCGAAAGGTCAATCTTCTGATTCCCAAGGTGGTTACTACTACCCTGGCGATCTTGCAGTGGGTGCCCTCACCTACACCAACGCCGAGCAAGCTAAGTTCGACGTTAAGGATGACCTTCTCCGCGTGGTGAAGTCTCTGCGTAAGCGGAACACCCCCACGTACCAGGATGGTTTCTATCGCTGCGTTTGCGATCCAACCTTTCTTCTCCACCTGCGTCAGAACAGCGACTTCCGTGAAGTTGCTCGTTACCCTGGCAATGGTCCGATCAACCCTCTTATGTCATCTGCGCAGCCTAACGCTGCCATTTACATGGGTCAGGGATTTGGTCAAGCCACTTTCGTGGCCGGAGAACCGATTATGCCTACGGGCTTCGTCTTTGAAGGCGTGAGGTTCTTCGAGAGCACCAACATGCCTTCTCAGAATCAGACCGCTACGATTGCTGGTGCATCTGCATCGTACGAGACTGCTATTGGCATGTTCTTTGGGCCTCAATCGGTTGGTGTTGGTATTGGCGGGAACAATGCACAAGTTCTCCTCAATAACAACGACGATTTCAGCCGTTTCATCATGATGATCTGGTCTCTGTATGCCGGATTTGAGTTGCTGAACGCTGACTTCGCAACCATCGGTTACTCCTTTAACGCTTAATAGGAGGAACTAACCATGGCAATTAACGCTAATCAGCTTGCAGTTACCAAGATCTATCCTGGTAACTACACGAACGTGCTTAAGTATTGGCACGAAGAGAAGTCGGTTGACTTCAATAATGAGAACGGCACTGCCGAGACTCTCACCAACCAGCCAGTCGGTGGCCCTGTCGGTGTTGTAACCCAACCCGGTTGGATTGCCCAGCAGGCTGTGGGCTATGTGGACCTGTCTTACCAGGCCCTCGGCTCGATCAACCAGTTGGAGTACTACACGACTCCTTACGCATCTGGCGGTGCCTCTAACAAAGAGTTCACCAATGGAACAGCGATCATCCCGTCCCCCGATTTCCACAAGGACATCCGGGCTGACATTACTACAGGAATTAACGTTCCTAGTGGTGCTTACGTTTACCGTGTGGGTCTCCGACTTGATGGCGGGGATGTCGTAAGCAGCGGCGTTGCCGGAGGGAGTGCCACCCCTCAACTGGGTCTTGGACCTGGGTTGGGTGTTGGCCTTACCGCAACTCCGAGTGCTTCTGGTTTCTATGCAGTGCTGGCCGGTTCGGACAGCCGCATCGAAAACGGTTCGTTCAATTCCAGCAACGCATGGAACAGCTCGAACTTCCACGTTGTCACTGCTCAGACTGAGTACGCACTCGCTTCCGTGGGCGACCTCGGCGGTGCTGCAGCTTCAGGTCTCGCACAAGCATCTGGTGTCTATGACCCCCGTGCTGGTGTCAATGAACTGAGCGGCAAGAACAAAGCTCTTGCTATCTGCGAAGTCTGCTGGCTCATCCCTGATCAGCCTCCCAAGCGCGATGACCTCGTTCTCCAGCCTGGCGGTGTGATTGAATCTTCGATCTACACTTCCACTACTCCTTCTGCTTGATAAAATTAAGTAGTCATGGATGACCTCTCCTTCGGGAGAGGTTTTTTTATGGTCTGAGCTATACTTCGCTTACATCACGACTTAACAATGACTGCCACAATGGTCAAGGAATACACCTTTACCCCTCAAGGAGTTAAAGTTACGATACTTAGTACACATGACGACGGTGAGTATATGATGGTGCGTTCTGTAACCACCGGGAAAGTTTTCTACGCTCACAAGGGCCAGATCAGGATAGAAGAGGTTGAGGCTGAAGAGCCTTTGAAGGTGACTCGCAAGCGGCGTGGTCGTCAGGTCATCAGACAGGAGATGCCTGCAGCTCTTACAAGAATTAACATCAACAGTGCGACACCTGAGCTTCTATGTCAGATGCTTGAGGGTATTGGAATGAAGACAGCAAAGGAGATAAAAGAACTGCAACAAAGTATGCCTGGTGAGCGTTTTAGTAAATTAGAACAGTTGAAATCAATTAAAAACGTAGATTGGGAGGAAGTGCTCAAGGGTGATGTCGCGTATGTTGAATGAACAGAGGTTAAGCCGACTATACTTTTTGTAGTTGCGAGAGTTGAGTGGCGGCTTTTCTCACTGAAGAACTCGAACAGATTGAGAGGTATCTTCGTGAGAAAGGTGCCGTATTTGTTGGATCTGTTACGGATTCCACTCGGCTTGAGACTGTTTATACGGCTGTAAATCAGCTTTTTAGAAATGTTGCACAAGTCAAGAATTGTGCATTAAATGACTATGATTTTGGTAGAGTATGTTATCACTTAAACTACAACATATCTGCTGTAGCGCCACAAGATTATGCAAGGTTATTAGAAGCCACTAATAACATACCAAGTGAGTTTTACTACTATAAGGTGATGGATCAGATTTCTCGCTGTGACACAGCAGAGATCTATACAGAACTTGCGAGCAACAGAGGTTCAAGCCAACAGGAGATAATTCTTGGTGACGGCACAGAAGTTTTAAATAGAACTATAACAATACAAGATAATAGAAAGATCATTAGAGCTTGGAGAGAAAACTATATGTTTGAGACCGACAGGCTTTCCGCTATACTTCATGTTGTCAACTACAAAGATCCTGAAGTATCTCGCTCACGTTTTATTAAGACTGAAGGTGACTTCATTCAGAGTCTTCCAGGCCCCGTGGACCCAGCTCGTTTTGACGATCTGTATTTTTCTACCTTGTGGCATTGAGTAGAATTTGATGAAAGGAGGCGGTTATGGCTGAATTATCAGTTCAGGAGCTAGAGCAGGTTTACAGCTATCTTGCTCAGCAAGGTGTTGTCACTCAGCCAACAACCACAGATCGCACCAAGCGAGAGATTGTCTATGCAGCGCTAAACCAGATAGGCAGAAATCCTGCTCAGGTCTTTGGTTTTGCACTGGATGACTTTAACTTTACACGAGTTCAGTACCACCTCGGATACAATAATGCTACTGTTCCTGCTGGTGATTTTGCAAGGCTTCAGTTAGCCTGTAATAGCATTCCTTCGCAGTTCTTCTATGACAAGATTGTTCAGCAGATCGAAAGATGTGAGGACGCAGAGAGGCTTTCTGAACTCGCTACTGGTCGCGCTACCAGCAGACAAGAAATCATTCTGGGGGATGTTAGCCGGACTATTAGTGTTCAAGACAAAAGAGAAGTTGCAAATATATGGAGAGAAAATTACATCTTTGAGACTGATAGGTTAGCTCAGTTGCTTTTCGTAGCTAACT